GCCGCACCAATAGACGTTCCCGGCGATTACTGCAGCCGCGTGCTGGCCGATAAGACCACAGCCGGTGCCAACGCGAGTAAAATTGAAAATGATGTCGCCGCCGACATACATCATCAGCCAAACATCGATATCGGTCCATATCACACCATAGTTCGGCGCTTGCAATCCGCCACGAAGAATCGAGCCGGTCGGGATGTGAAAGCTACCGGCGGAGGTCTGGTTGGAGACAACCCAATTGGTGTAATCCAGCGCGTCGCTCCAGCGTACCACGAGGTTATCCTGCACTCCGGTACTGGTTGTAGACTTCCATGCCACTAGGATTTGCTGCGGCTGCGAGATAAAAATACCGCCATTGAAGAATGGGGCTTGGGTAATGACCTGGGCATTGGCAAAGCCGCTGTCCGGCGACCAGATGAAAATCGGTCCATCCTTGGGGCATGACAGTAGAATCTCACCCCAGTTATCCAAACTCCAGTCGGTTGCCGTTATTGGTGTACCGACATTGACGGGGATTGTCCCGCCTACGCCGCCAAACAAGCCAGCGCCGAAGTTGCCTGCCCCAAAGGGTATTCCAGCGCCCGGAGGACCCGCAGTCACATAGTAGACCAACTGAGCAAAAGACGAGTTCATTGAGCCTGAAGCAGTCGCCGTTGCCTGATTGGTCGAGGTAATCGTAAATTGACTGCTAGGAGTGACAATGGAATTAATCAGATACGGGCCGGTAATTGTTATGCCGCCGACCGTAGTCGGTGCGTAGAATGCTTCGGTCAGGCCGATAATCGGCTGGAATGTGTTGTTGGGTATGGTGACGATAACAATCGGGGAGTTAATGGTGGTGTTGAACCCCGGAACGACTCCACTGGTGAGCACGCCGGCAGTGGCTGCCACACTAGACTGAATCTGATAGGAAAGGGTGCTGAGAACCGCCGTGACCTTATAAGCGCCGTTAAGAAGCAGGTTATCGATTGATATCGGCGTATTGAAAAATACCGTATCGAAAAGGGAAGCCCCGCTGTTTTGGTCAACAACCGTAACAGTAAACGAGCTGGCAATCGTCGAAAAATTCGGGACCGGATTGGTCGTAAATGTCTGCGGCGTAATATCGACAGCGGAAACGGGAGTAAGAACAACTAGATTTTGCGTAGCTCCGACACCAAGATAATCAACCGCTCTTACGTCTTGCCAAGCATGAAGGTCGCGCACCGTCGAGCCAATGGCAACTGGTCCATAGGGTACCCAACCGCCATAAGTTTGCGTCAGCCCATTCTTGGTGCGGATAAGCTGCGACTGTGAGATGCCGGCCTGATTCAAGGATGGTGTGGCCTCAACGTCCACTCCAGGCTTCAGTGTTACGGCACCCATTGCCATGGTCAAACTCGCGGCGGCGTAGCGATTGGCGACGGACTCTTGACCGTCCAGCCTTCGGCTTGGAACTTGGCGCGCAACTGCTCCATCTGTGCCGATTGGAACAATTGTTTATATTGTGACTCCCATGACTGGGTTGCTTGTGGGTTATCGGCTTGGCCGCCGAAGTCCCGCATATAGCCGAAGGCAAACACCATTGAAGCGGCAATAAACAGGTCTGGGCAATACTGCGTAAGATAGGTGCTAGAGTTGTTCGAGGACAACGGGGTCGGCCGCTGCACACCGGTAATCTCGACTGGGTATGGCAAATCCGGCGACGGCCCGAAGACAATCGTAGTATTGTTGACCATCGCATAGAACTCCGGCACGTCAGTATTGGCTTGGCCGGATGGATAAGTAATATCAATGAACTCCTGCGATACCGGCACCACAGGTGAGCGAGTACCCGTAGCCGCAGTCAGGCTCGACGGCGTGATGATGTTCAGTTTGTCGATAGAGATATACGTTCCTATCCCTGTCGGCGGCGTAAGGGTGCGAACTCCGCTGGAAAGAGTTGCTGTAGCGTCCACTACCTGCTGACGCAGCGGGTCGAGTTCGCGGTAGATTCGCTGTTCGGCATAGTCAATCATGCCAGGCAGCATGGTTTGAAAGTTGGGGTCTGCGCTGCTGACCACCATGAGATTGGCGGACTGCGAGACGTAGATATTATAATTCAAGGTGCTCATCTTAGACCCATATATCCGAAGGACTGCTGTTAGCGTCGGTCAGACCACCTGAGGTTACCTGAAAAACTCCACCAGAAACACCATCACTATTGATACGAAAACTCGTAGTGCCAGGTGGGGGCGCAAGTGTCGCTTTCCCATGACAAAACACCGATGGTTGTGCAAGGAGCGCATGAGGGCTCGATGACGGAATTGCCAGCGGACCGTTTGCGCCAAACGGGTCCACGGGAGCGCCAGCAGGAGTAATAAAGTAGCCACGTATATCTCTCTGAATTTGATGCGTCTCTTGGTCGATGAACGAGACGTTTGGGTAAAAATACAGGTCGGACATATCTCCGGTATAACTACCGCCCCCCGTATCTCCGCCGAGATAGAGCGTCTTGCCGTTAGTTGCAGAACCGGCGGCTTTGATAATGTTCTGCACGCCACCAAGAGTGTTGCCGAAATACAGCAAGGAAAGAAGCTCGCCTTGGTCTATTGTACCCATGATATGCTGCCATTGACCAGTCGCCACAGGAGCTTTGGTCACGTCAGCATTAACGGACAGTGCATCAAAAGCGTAAGACAATTCTGGCGGCTGATTGAATGTTGCATTCGCACCATAAAATATATCGGCCCCGCCGACCACCACGCTCCATCCCGGCGGCGTGATCCAAGTAGCTCCCGGCCATGTAATGCCACCGCTGACTATGGCGTTGGTGATTCTCGTCTTGGTGTATTGAAACGGAGTTCCACCACCGCCTCTTCTGATTGCCGTAAATCCCGATGGAAGCGGATTAAACAGAACCTGTCCTGGTGGGATAGTGGGCGCATTAGCGACTTGACTTGGGTCAGCAAGCGCGGCGGTCTGGGTTGCGTCCATATCGTTTGCTCGAAGTATAGGCGGGGACGGACTTGGATTTTGTATAGTAACCGGAGCATCGGGTCCGGCTACCGGCGTGAACACAAAATTATCATTTACGAAAGTGAGTGCTATGGGGTCTCCCTGCGTACTTTGAATAGCAAGAGACCAATTGATACCATCGAATGTCGTTATCCATCCGAACTGAGTTCCAGGGAAGGCCCCAGTATAAAATTGGGCGGCCCACATCCCCTGAAGATAATCGAATTCTACAAAGGTAACTCCTGAAATTGGTACATTAGCCACGTTCCAATTTAATCCGTCGCTTGAATAATAACAATTAGTACCCGTGCCAGCCACAAAAGTTAAGCCCGCAACGATTTTAAGAAACAGATTATTATTCCCTGCTGGATCAATAACAAAAGCTATTTGACTACCTGACCAATTGCTCTTGAACCAACCTGCAAATGAAAAAAAGTCCGCATTCGGCGACACGAACGGCGCTAAATCCAATACGGTAGTGCCGTCAAAGTGAACAGCGGGGGCGATATAGCGTGCCGGTGTGGGTGCCGAGGGTGGTATCGGCCCAGGTCCGAACGGATTTGTCAAATGGTCATCTGGCTGCGGGTCAAAGTTCTGTGGTGTTGGTTGCGGAGGCCCAGCGTCAGCCGGCGGCTGGCCAAACGTAGATGGAAGCCCCTGTTGGACAATTGTATTGTCGCCTTCTTCAACATGCAAAGTTGTTATATCGATATTAGGACTTACAAAGACTAAGATTTTATTTTGAAGGTCCCAAGAAACCTGCACGGCAGAGTTAAAGCCTGGTGGAAGTGGTGCTGTATTAGAAGTGAAAACTGTGACCCAATACCCTGAAAGAATACCCGAGGCGTCCGAAACCGTGACATCTCCCTGTGATGGCTGCAGGGGGACATTACTAGGATTAGTACGAAAGAAATTGGCATTCGTTGCACTATTGAACTTCAATAAAACTAAGGATGACATGGCTTAGCTCGTCGTCATCGTTGCGGAGTCGGCCACGTTGAACTGCACTTGCGCTACTGCAATAGGATCGCCGATGCCTCCGTAAAATGCCACGCGATGAAATTGATAGAACCCGCCAACGGCAGTAGTACCACTACGTTGTTCGCCGACAATCCCAAACAGACCGGCAGAATAAAGCGTTGTCCAAGAAGTCCAAGGCCCCTGCGTATTACTGCCTTGAATTACGAAAGCCGACGAGCCGAAGGTCGAGTCATTAGGTGCTTGGATTACCCAATCAGCAAGATTATGGGCAATTACCGGAGTATCGAGCCCGGTCGGGTAGGTGCCGCCGGGATACTCGGCCCAGTTGATGCCGACATAGTTCTCATAGGACGAGCCGGGGCGGACAATCATCGCCGACATGAACGACGGCTTATTGGAGTTGCCGTCAAAGGCGGCAGGAAGTCCGGCGGCGTCCCTCATGGTGCCAGTCTGGGCACTGAAGAGGTTAAGCAGTGGATTGGGGTTAGCGCCTAGCGCCGATAGCGGGTTGTCAGCGCCGACATAGAACTCCGGCCTCGCGTTCTGAATTGGAACGGGGTCTTGCGGCAGGATTATCGTGCGCTGGCCGTTCTGCTGGTAGGCGTCAAGACAGGATGGGCAGACAAGGAAACGAAGGTTCTGGAGATGGGTGCCGCGCCAATCCGATTGCCAGCGCAGTTGATTATGGTTGTATGTCGCCCCGCAACGGTCGCATATCGCATGCGCCCGTGGATTAGACGGGTCACTCTCGGCATGACCGTGCGGACGAAAACTCATGTATAATAGTTTCCTAAGCCGGGAATGATACTCATTGGGACGTTTTCTGTGTCCTGCACTTGCGCAATATTCAACGCCCTAGTGTACCGCGCGAACATCTTGTCTTCGAATTGCGGTGCATAAATCTCGGCAAGTTTCCACGCCAAGCCGGCGACATAAGCCTCATAGTAGCGATACGGTATCTCGATGTTATTGCCGCCCTGAACGTCGGCATCTTGAGTCTGCCGAACAGAGTAGAACATCGCTGTGTAGGGGCCGTTGCCGTCTGGCACCGGAAAGAAAGTCACGTCCTGCGAAATCAGGCGGTCGTACCAATAGACTGTCGGGATGGCTTGGGTGAATTTGTTAGAATATGACGCATATT